GTTGATACTGCTTTAAATATACCAGCTTCTATTGCCAAATCAAGCAGTCCATAATATCTATCCAAACCTTCTGTATATAATAGTCTAACATCTACCATCTGATTCTCTTTAGTCAGTCGTGACTTGTAGGTCTTACAATGAATGATGTTACCTACCACCTCTGTACCATCTTTCTCTTTCTTCTTAGAAAGATAAATGATCTGTGATGCTGCATACTTGAGTCCGGATCCTCCACCCATTTCTTTTTGTGGAAACATCGAACCCACTACATCATATGTATGATTCGTCAAGATCAAAGGTATACCGAGTTTACCTAACTTCAAAGTAAGAACTCTAAAGGTTGCCTTGACAATCTGAGCTCTCGTCATATCTCTGGTTTCTTTACCAGCTTCTGTATCTTCTATCTCTTTCGTCGTAGATAGCATTCCCAGACTGTCCAAACAAATCACTAATGGTTTTCTTTCTTCATCTTTTTGATATGCATCTAATACTGCTAACACTTGATAACGAAACTCTTGTACCGTTGTAACTGGCAGTATGACCATCCTTGAAGAATCTATACCACGGTCCTCTATCATATCTTTAGTGATGGCTGATTCACTCTCAAAAAATACTACATTAGCATCTGGATCAGACTCCAGAAATGCTTTACAAACTCCTAAGACGAAGAATGTTTTTCCAGTTGCCGATTCTCCTGCAAGCGCTGTGATCTTATTTTGAGGTAACCCACCATATAAAGAACCGGAACACAAAGCATTGAACACAAAACTACCAGTGTCCACATAACCAGACACATCGGCAGTAGCAAGCCCATCACTAACAATCGTGCCATATTCATTTCCTGTCTCCTTAATTACGTTCTTCAAGAAGTTCGACATTTTTTATCCTCTCATAATCTGAAATGCAGACTGAATAATCTGCAAACTTATCTCTATTATTATACACTAATTTCATTACTTCGTCAAGAGCTTCGTATGGTAAATGTATAGATTTTCGTACTCCTCTTTTTATAAAGATAGTCACTAACATTTAGACAGTACTTTCTCATAGACTGATTCAGCTATTGCTTTCATCATCAAAGAAGGTACCATCCTACCACATCGTTCTGCCTGTTGATTAAACGTACCCGTCAATTTAAAGTCATCAGGTAATGACATAATTCGTTTCAATTCTTTAATTGTTAATTTACGTTGCACGTTCCAATGTATAGTACCTGCATTAGTAGCACCGGAACCCATAGCAGTAACAGTAGGTGCTGGTTTAAATCGAGATGCTCGTTTCATATTAAAGTGTTTAGACTTTTGGCCGTAGTCATCTCCACTTAAAACTTTCTCTGGATCAGTTGGCATTAGACTGGAAGTAGCTTTATAATAAGCTGTGTTCTGCCACTTCTCCTCTAACCATTTTGCTTCTTCTTCATTAATCTCTAATCCTTCTAGACCTTCTTCTAAGCTAACAAGTTCTTTATTTTCTGACGGAAAGATACTAGCAATATTCATAAACGTCAATCCTATCTTGGATGTGATGTCTTGACGTACTCCTATAAAAATAGTTCGAGCTCTCGTTTGTGGCACTCCAAAGTGTTTAGAATCTAAGACTTTAGCTGATACATCATATCCTATATTAGTAAACTCATTGTTGATTCGATTAAAATATTCTTTAGCCTCACCTATTGTTAACCCCTTGACATTCTCTCCCACAATAACTTTAGGTTTGATATCAGCAGCTACTCGTAAGAATTCAAAAAACAAATCTTCTATGTTCTCTACAATCTGATCATCTGAATACTTTTTAGTCTGACCCCATCCATCTGAATGTTTACCACCCTTTCCATGAGACAACTTACCTGCCACACTAAATGCTGAACAAGGTGGAGACCCATCTAGTATATCTAACTGTCCTGGTTTCATATCAAATGGCTCAAGAAAATCTTTACCCGATAACTTCTTAATGTCATCTGGAATGATAAGAGTATGTGGAAAGTTAGCATGATATGTATTCCGTGCCTCTTCCACAAATTCATTAATAGCTAAGATACGTCCGCCTGCTAAACGATAACCTGTAGATGATCCTCCACCGCCAGCAAATGTGGAGATCACATTAAATAAATTTTTACTCTCTGCAATTCCTACGTCTTGCATTTCATATGGTATATATTTCATCCGAACAAATGTTCCAGTGTTGTAGAAGTTCCATAACTTCTATCTACTCTCCAGTTAATCTCATCCAAAATAAAAGTTAATGGGTCCACAAATGATTTTTCAAACATCACTTCATAATTTATAATACCTTTCATATCAAATTCTTTAGGTAAACGAGTCATAAATGAAATAACATTTGATTGTACTCTATTAGGAGTTTTCAATTCTAAAAATTTAATCTTATCTCCTTCCTGTATCTTTGGATACTTATTACCTACTCCTTCAGTATTTAGCAAATGATTATATATCAATGCACCTTTAATATGCATCGGTGTTCCCTTTATAAAAACAGTAGAGCTATTTCTATATTTCTGTAAGTTGTTACATGATCGTGGATAGGCTATCTCTTCCACATCCAAATTCATAAACTCCTTCCGAAACTCTTGAACAAATTTATTCAATACTTTTTCATCTTCATTTATAATAATTTGTAGAGCCTCTTTAATCTTCTGCCTACATGGTGCTGGCGTGGAAGACTTCACTGCTTCGATTCCCATGATCTTTAACTGTGGAGTGGTATACCTCACCCCTTCACTGTCATGCACGTTGAGGATATATCGTTTCTTTGCAGTCCAAATACCCCTATCTGCTATGACTTCTCTGGCCATGTCCATCTTCTGAGCATATGCATTTACATAGTTTGCCAACTCCTCAAAACATTTGGTGATATAAGGTTCTATCTTTTCACTAGCTACTTTATCTAAAAAATCTACAGGGTTCTTTGGATTAATCTGATTAACTAATTCATCAAACCTAACATAAATTGAATCTGTATCTGATGCTATAATATAATCCTTATCTGTTGTTGAGAGAATCTTATTAAGATAATTGTTAACCTTATTCTCTATCCATCTAATACTCAATTGGCCGGATGTAGTAATGGCTGTTGCCATCTTGCGATCATAATATCTAAAATACTGATTGCCGATTGCACCATAAGCACTATTCAAAGCAATCTTACGAGCCATCTGAATATTATTGTACTTTGAAATCTCGTTAAAATATTTCCTCTCTTTAGTATCTTCATACTTTTGTTTAGCTTCGAGTGTCCACTTCTTAAACTTGACTCGATCATTATACATCTTCTCCATGAGTTGAGGAAGAAATCCATGAAAATCTTTTCTAAACCTTGCACCATTGGGTGTTACTGCACAACCATCATTGGGTAACTCTACTTTCTTTTCCAATAATTTTTCTACACTTACTTCCCCATTACCCTGTTCAACCAAAGTCTCTGGTGAAATATTATATTGCATAATGAGATGGGGATACAAACTATTCAAATCAAATGACATTACCCACTTGTGCATTCCGGTCTGTGGTTCTTTAACATATGCACCCTCATATCGATCATCCTTTGTACTTATCTTTCTTTTGGGTACAACTATGTTCTTACTCCTTAAGAAATTATAGATTAGTACATCCCACATCTTAACTTGAGAATAAACATCTTCATAATTAACTTTGGCTTCATAAGCAACAGTCAAAGCTAACTCAATTAATTTCATCTTATCTTCTAATGCATCAACTAGTTCTACGTCAGTAATATTATAACTTACAAACGATTGATAATCTTTAGTATACCATTCTTGATATGTCTCATAAGGATTTTCATCTTTTCGTTCACCCAGTTCAACAAAGGCTATATGATCCAAACGATAAGACTCTTGATTCATGTAGGTGAACTTTCTATACAAATCTAGATAATCTAAACAAGCCACCCCAAAGATATCATACTTCTGTTGTTGTCTACCATACTGATAAACACTCTGTTCATTAACATAACCCCATGGAGATAACTTCCTAACTTCTTTCTCGCCAAAGAGTTTATCTATTCGATTACATAGATATGGAATATCAAAAAACTGGACGTTCCATCCAGTTACTATGTCTGGTTGTATGCTTGACCAAAAATCTAAAAACTTTTTCAATAAGTCTATTTCATCATCACAATGAATATATCTCACATCTTTACGGTCATTGGTATAATCAGCTATACCCCATACCATAATAGCTTTGTTAGATTGATTCTTTACTGTTATACATAACAGTGGTTCATCAGCCTTCTGGGCATTCGGAAACCCACTCTCACACGCAACTTCTATGTCCAGTGTAAGAATAAGAATCTTATTCATATCCCAAGTTACATATTCTGGGTATTGTTCTGCAATATAGACAAACGGATATCTTTCAAATCCAGATATCAAATTTGGTTGATCTTTATATCGTTCTAAAAAGTTTCTACCTTCTGTAATAGAATCCAATATAACAGGAGCCACTCGTTGCCCTCGGAGAGTTCTCAATGAAGATTTCTTTTCCGTGGGCCCATAGAATGTAGGTCGCCATCGAATCTTTTGACTGACTCGTTTGCCGTCTTTAATCTCTCGAACTAAAAGATAGTTACCCCGTTGGATAACAGATGTATAAAAATTATCAGCCATTAGATAATTATATCACAAATTATTCTTGAAGTAAAGTTTTTTGATCTACTTTCACTTGCGGAACTACTATACCTGATCCGAATACTTGATTATAATTATTTAC